TACAACCCCTGTAATTACGCTCAATGTGCCTACCGCATCTGCTACCAATCGGGGTGCGTTAAGTTCTGCGGATTGGACTACTTTTAACAGTAAAGCCGCCCCGTTTACCTACACATCAACTTATATTCCTTTTGGTCAAGGCACTACAACGCCTAACCAATCGGCTGACTTGACCTTTGATGGCACAACCCAAACCGCCCCAATCCAACGGGCTAGTAACGGTATTGTGACAAACAATAAGACTATCGGCACTAGCTTTACCATCCCATCTACGGATAACGCCATGTCATCAGGCCCAGTAACCTTATCGGCTGGCGTAACCGTTACAGTTTCTAGTGGGTCACGCTGGGTAGTTCTGTGAGTTTTGCTACCGCTTTCCAAGCTAATGCGTTCCAAAATAACGCATTCCAAATTGCTGGAACACCCCCTGCCCCAACAACTAAGACGGGCGGGGATGACGCATGGACAGAGGATGATTTAAAGAGATTACGCAAGCTATCCGCAAAGATAGCGGAAAGACAGCGCAAACTAGATCAAGCAATCAAAGACGCTAAAGCAGAACGCAAGCAAGCGTTTAAGGAACAAATTGATCCAACGCCTGTTGCAAAAGTTAAGAAAGCTAAAGTACAATCCAAACAAGAGGTTAAGGCTGATATACCGTCAGACGATACACTAGATTTACAGCGGTCTATAAGCTACCTTGAAAGACAACGGGATAACATCCTTGAGGCAGTAGCTTACAGACACCAGCAATATCTCATTCAAGAGCAATTGCGAGTAATGGAAGCCAAACGCCAAGAGGAACTTGACGATGAGGCGGCATTATTACTACTTCTGTAAGTGCAGACGCACAATATAAGTTAGCTTACGAACACCTACACGCTGGCAGATACGAGTCAGGTTTTAGGTTATTTGAATACCGCTGGCATCCTGAGATTATTGCCAAACAATCCCAGCCTTACGCACCTGCGCTCAAGATGCCCGTATGGAGAGGTGAACCACTAATCAATAAATCCATCACCGTACAGATGGAGCAAGGGTTTGGTGACATCCTAATGTTTGCCCGATTCCTACCTGCGCTGAAGGCCTTAGGCGCAAAGCAAGTCGTAGTCCTACAGGAAGGCACACTTCACCACCTTTTAGGTCAATTACACAGCGTGGATGTGTTTAGTAATGACTTGACAGAGGGTGCGGCAACCCAATCAGACTACTGGATAGGGTCAATGTCGCTCCCGTACTATATTTCGTTATCGCATCCGTTAGTCAAGGCTATGTTCCCCGTGACCCGTAAGAAGATTGTGGGTTCAGAAGGCTATTTACACGCCCTGCCTAGCAATATCCCGCCCAAAATCGGGGTAAATTGGGAAGCAAGCAAGCAAACACTGTACTACATCAAGTCAATTGACTACCGACACATGGCTGAACTGGTCGGTGATGACGCTTATAGCCTAAATCCTAACTCAGATGGGCTATTTCACCCCCTGCCTGACGATGGATGGAAGAAAAACTGGGTGCAAACTGCCTCGCATATGAAAGCCATGAAGGGAATTGTGACCGTAGACACAGGAACAGCGCATTTAGCTGGCGCATTGGGCGTAAAGTGCGTGGTTTTACTACCTAAAGAGGAGTTTGTCTGCTGGCGGTGGAAGAATGCCCGATGGTACGACAGCGTTTGCCTACTTAGACCCGAAGAATACGACCAATTACCTGACATCATAAGGAGAATGTAATGGCTTTAGTCAAAGTCACTGTTAAATGCCCGCATTGCAAGGTCGATCACGAAGAATATGACCAAAGCAAGTTTGATGACCGTGAAAAGTACCTATCCTACTGGAATCTACCTTTTGAGGGCGAGGAAGCTGACAGCGCATGGCAAGCAAAGCTAGAGATGACACCCAAGGAAGCCCCAACGGTGATACCTGACATAGAGGGTCACATAAGCATGGCAGACGGTACATGGGTATCTAGCCGTTCTAAGCACCGTGAGAATCTAAAGCGCAACAATTGCATTGAACTAGGCAACGATGTGCCTACACAGCAGAAAACCCATGAATTTAGCCGTAAAGACCAAGAAGCCCGTAAACGGCAGATTGCTGAAATAGCGTATTCAAAACTTAACTATAGATAGGGAAAACCATGTCAGATGACCGCAGAGAGTTACTGGAAGCCGCACTAGAGCAAGCCGAAGAAGGCACACTTGAAGCACCTATTGAAAAGGAGATTGAAGTAAATGACGATCCAACCGAAGCCGAGAGCAGTGAAGAAAGTAGCGAAGAAAGTCCTGACCGTGACGAAAAAGGTCGCTTCAAAGCCAAGGAAGTCAGCGCAGAAGTCGATAGCGAAACCGATCCCGTTGAAGAACCTGACAGCGTGGGACAAGTTCCTGCTGTGGCTGAAGAAGTAAAACGCCCAACTACATGGAAGAAAGAGTATGTAGAAATTTGGAACAAGATGGAAAAGGGCGAACAGCTTAACAAAGAAGATTTCGTTAAGTTTGCTGAATACGCCAACCAGCGTGAAGCCGAGTACAAGAAGGGTGTATCTGCCTATAAAGCCGAAGCCGACAACGCTAGACAGCTAACCGAAGCAATTGGCCCATTTGTTCCTGAACTACAAAAGCACGGCATTCACCCTGTTACTTGGATACAGAGTCTAGGTCGGGCGCACTACACGCTGGCTAACGGAACTTACGAACAGAAGTTACAAGCCTTTAATAGACTTGCACAAGATTATGGAATACAATTAAATTCAGATAGCTTACAAATGCCCGAACAGGCGTATGTAGACCCGTATCAACAGCAGTTAATGCAACAGCTACAGGCAACACAACAGCAGGTGCAACAACTGTCAGCGATTCGGGAGCAAGAAGAAAATGCTCGTTTGATGACAGAAATCGAACGGGTAAGCAGTAACAAGGAGCGGTTTCCGCACTTTGACATGGTAAGGGAAGATATGGCTCAATTACTTGAGCGAGGTATAGCCCAAGACCTTGAAACGGCTTATGCCAAAGCGGTGCGCATAAACGATGAAGCGTACAAACTCGATCAGGATCGACTCCTGAAGTCAGCAAGTACCCAAGCATCTAAGGCACAGCAAGTAGCAAAAGCTAAAGCAACTGCTGTTAGTCCGAAGTCCGTTACTCCTAGCGGTCAGGTGTCTAAGACAGATGCAAAGGACAGACGCTCAATGCTAATGGCTCAAATAGCCGAAGCAGAAAGCGGTAGGGTTTAACTTAACTTAATAAAGGAAATATCATGGCATTTGCTAATAGTGCAATTACCGATATTATCGCTACTACCATTCAAAGCCGTAGCGGAGTATTGGCCGACAACTTGACGCAGAACAATGCAGTTCTACAGCGTCTTAACTCAAAGGGCAATGTACGCCCATTCTCAGGTGGTAATGTAATCCTTGAGGAAATTATGTACAACGATCCTTCGACCAATAATGTTAATTCATACAGTGGTTACGAAGTATTGAACATCACCCCTGATAGCCCAATCTCTGCGGCACAGTTCAGCATTACTCAGTACGCTGATTCTGTAACCATGAGTGGTCTAGAGATGCTCCAAAACTCAAGCAAAGAAGCAATCATTGACCTGTTAGATGGTCGTATGCAAGTTTCTGAAGCCCGTCTTTTGAACCGCATTTCGGGTGACATCTATGGTGACGGTACAGGTAACGGTGGTAAGAACATTACTGGTTTAGCGGCCGCTGTTGCTGTTGCTAATACAACTGGTACATACGGTGGTATCAATCGTGCAAACTGGACATTTTGGCAAAACCAATCTTCTACAGGTGCAGATTCTTCTGCCTTGATCCAAGCCGCTATGACTTCTGCCGCAATCAAGTCCGTTCGTGGAACTGATAAGGTAGACCTCATCATTGCTGGTAACACCCTGTATCAACGCTATGTTGCATCTTTACAAGCTATTCAGCGTATTGCTGGTGTAGACGAAGGTGCGGCTGGCTTTGCTTCCTTGAAGTTCTACGGTGGTGGTATGTCTGCCGATGTTGTACTCGGTGGTGGTATTGGCGCACAAGAGAATCCGCTTTATATGTATCTCTTGAACACCAACTACATTTTCTTCCGCCCACACAAAGAGCGTAATTTCGTTCCTATCGGTGGTGAGCGTCAATCGATTAACCAAGATGCAATCGTGAAGCTGTATGGCTGGGCTGGTAACCTTACCTGCTCTAATGCTTCATTGCAAGGCATCTTGTCAGGCACTTAATCCACTGATTAGAAAAGGAAAATTATCATGGCATATACAACTCTCCCCATCGCTGGTGTGGATTTGGATAACACAGCAATTACAAATCCAAATTCCGCTGGCACAGCAATTCCTACTATTGGGCCACTCGGTCTACAGACTTTTGGAAATACTGGCTTACGCTATGTATTCGCACAAGCTGGTGTAGCAATTGCCGCATCAACCGCTACTTGCGTAATCAACGCTTCCACATTCCAAGCTACCTTGGGTGCAGGAACATATTTGTCAGGTGCTTCTATGGCATCGGGCGATTATGGTTGGTTCAGTAAGGCTAGTGTTTAATAGCTTTTTGTAGTAAAAACGGGGGGTTACCTTAATTGGTAGCCCCTTTTTTCCTTTTAACAACCTAATACCTTAGGAGAATTAAAAATGGCATTACCTTCAGATGAAAACAACGCAGACAGCCGTTTACAGGTTCGTTTCTACAAACGACCCGTACAACAAGAACAAGAATCCCTAGAAGCTGGCAGACCAATATTTAAAGAGTTCGACTTTGTACACATCTGTGTAGCTGGCGATACCCTGACCGAGATCGATACTTATGCGCTACCTAGCCATAAGACCCGTTTTCCGATCCAGTGGGCTAACTACATGAACCGTGTGGGCGCAAACGAACCTGATATTGTCGGCACTCCCGTATCGGAATGGCCTATCGTGTCAAAAAGCCAAGCCGAGGAGTTAAGGGCATTGAAGTTCCACACCGTTGAAGCGATTGCACACGCATCTGACCTACAGTTACAGCGCATGGGTATGGCGGCAGGAATGTCACCTTATGCGTTCCGTGACAAGGCAAAGGCATTTTTAAATCTAGCTACCAATGCGGCAGAAACCGATAAGCGTGAAAGCGAAATCAATTCTTTGAAAGAAGAACTTGCCAAAAAGGACTTAGAAACTGCTAAAATAAAAGCAGAAACAGATGCGAAGCTGGCTCAAATGCAGGATCAAATGGCCGCTATACTTGCCGCTGTTGGTGAAAAGAAAACCCGTAAAAAAGCGGTAGCCACAGAGGAAGCTTAATATGTCATCGACCATGCTCCAATTAGTCCAGCAAGTAACCGCTGAACTAAACTTAGCCATTCCTACCTATGTGCAGGGCAATACAAGTCAGGATGTGCAACAAGTCTTAGCCTTGATGAACCGTGCTGGGTATGACTTGGTTAAGGAGTATGATTGGCAAGCTTTGGAACTGGAGTATCGTTTCTACACCACAGCGATTACTACGACCTGCGACACGATTAACAATACCTACAATCTATTGAATGTTGGTAATGTCACGGGTCTAAACAGCAATTACTCAGTAGTCGGTACTAATGTTCCACAAGATACTTATGTAGAAAGCGTAGCAGGGTCTACCGTAACTGTTAGCCAGCTTGCATCGGCTACCAGCGTAGGTGGAACTGTTACCTTCTCACAGACCAAATATCCATTACCGTCTGACTTTGAAACCATTACAGATAATACGCATTGGGATAAGACAAAGCATTGGCAGATGCTTGGGCCTGAAGATGCACAGCAATGGCAGTGGCTAAAGTCGGGTTATATCTCGACAGGCCCACGCATTAGGTGGCGTATTCTAGGCGATAAGTTCCAAATTTGGCCCCCATATAACACACAAGAATATTTAGGTTTTGAGTACCGCTCAAAAGGTTGGGTAAGAAGTGCCGCTGGAGCAGTCAAAAACAGCTTTACCGTTGATACCGATACGACTGTATTGGATGACACCGTATTAGTCTTAGCTACAAAACTCAAGTATTTTCAGATTAAGTCGTTCGATACTACTGCACTGCAACAAGATTATATGCGCTACCTTAGTGTTGCCAAGGCTAACGACAAAGGCTCTGCTACCCTATCGTTTGCGCCATACCCAAGCAAAGTGCTTATTGGTTACGCCAATATCCCCGACACAGGCTACGGTAGCTAACTATGGCGGTCGCTAAAAGGTTTACCGCTACTACTACTTCGCTACCCGCCCCAATAGGGGGCTGGAATGCTAGGGACTCTTTGGCAGAAATGAACCCGTTAGATGCGGTTCAAATGGTCAATTTTTTTCCTACGCCTACCGATGTCACGATGCGTAAGGGTTATACAAAGTATTCAACAGGAATCACGGGCGCAGTCCTATCCTTGATGAATTACTCAAGCCCAACGACCACCAAGCTGTTTGCGTCTACTTCTACGATTATTTACGATGCAAGTACCTCAACGGCTACCCAAAGTCTGACAGGCAACACCGATGGTAAGTGGATTCATTCCATGATTACCACAGCGGGTGGATCATTCATGCCAGCCGTTAACGGGGTTGACCCGATGGTGGTTTATGACGGTACACGCTGGTCAAGAAGTGCTACGACAAGCACCGCACAGACTATTTCAAGCATTACTAGGGGTGGCACAGGTAACCTTACCGCTACCTTAGTAACTGCCAGCGCACACGGTTTAGTGACAGGCAATACCATCACCGTTGCAGGAGCAACACCCGCAGAATTTAACGGTACTTACCGCATTACGGTCACGAATGCGACAACCTTTACTTATACGATGACCACCGCACCTAGCGGTAATGCGACTGTTGTAGGCACATATACGATTGATTACTACATTACAGGTAAAAACTCTAATACATTTGCATATGTAAACTTGTTTAAAGAGCGTCTGTATTTTGTAGAAAAGAACACGCTTAATTTTTGTTATTTACCCGTAGATTCTATTAATGGGGCGGTAACCTCATTCCCCTTGGGTGGCATTTTTAAACGAGGTGGTTACCTACAAGCAATGGGAACTTGGACTATTGACGCTGGCTACGGGGTCGATGACCTAGCCGTATTCGTTACAAGTAACGGGGAAGTCGCTGTTTACAAGGGTTCTGACCCATCCGACCCTACAGATTGGGCTTTAGTGGGTATTTGGAACATCGGACAGACTTTTGCCCGTAAGTGCGTGTTTAAGTACGGTGGTGACATCTTGCTTTTGACCGAAGATGGTTTAGTACCCCTATCGGCAGGACTACAATCCACCCGCCTAGACCCCCGTGTCAATATTACCGATAAGATTTTCTACGCTATTAGTCAAGCGGCTGACCTTTATGCCAATAACTTTGGCTGGCAGATAAGTTATTTTGCTAAAGTTAATATGCTTATCGTCAATATTCCCGTAACAGGCGGTTCTGAACAATATGTAATGCACAATATTACAAAGTCATGGGGAAGATTTACCAACCTAAACGCTAATTGCTGGGAGTCCAGCGGTGACGATATGTACTTTGGTGCTACGGGATTTGTAGGTAAGTTTTACGATACCTACGCAGATGCGGGTACAAACATCAAGGCATTTGTTCAACAGGCATACTCGTATTTTGACTCTAGGGGGCAACAAAAACGCTTTACCTTAGTACGCCCTATCCTACAGACAGATAACGGCTTACCGACCGTTCTATGCGGTCTAAGCACGGACTTTGATACCGTTGAGTTAACCAACCAAATATCCTTTAACCCCGCTATCTTACAAACTGGCGAATGGGACTTAGATACATGGGATAACGCTAACTGGGGTGGTGGATTGACCACGACTAAGATATGGCAGGGCGTAACAGGATTAGGCTATGCAGGGTCAGTTAGTATGAATGTTGCATCGCAAAACATTGAGTTTCACTGGGCTAGTACAGACTTTGTAATGGAAAAAGGTGGAGTCTTATAGGTGCTATGTTTTGATAAAGACTTGTTAGGGCCATTTATCGCTCAAAAGTTAGACATGGTATGGACACCCGAAAATTCCACCACAATTGGCTGGGTAACAGATCAAATAGAATCAGTAGTATGGTATGAGGACTTTAATCAAAAATCGGTGACTTGCCATATTTACCTTGAAAAAGGATTAAATAGGCAATACTTATCTACCATTTTTGATTATCCTTTTGTACAATTGGGGGTAAGTAAGATTATTGCCCCCGTAATAAGCAGTAACGACAAATCAGTAGAGTTTGTCAAGAAATTGGGGTTTGAGGAACAAGCACGATTACTTGATGTTTTTCCTACTGGAGATTTGTTGTTTTTTGTAATGTCAAAAGACAAATGTAAGTTTTTAGGAGAAAAGTATGGGAAAGTCGGCTAGTGCGCCACCACCACCCGATTATGCTGGGGCGGCTAAAGAAACTGCGGCAGGTAACTTAGAGGCGGCACGGGCTAATATTGCGGCTAATCGTGTAAATCAATACACGCCTTACGGTTCTTTAGAGTACGAAGTTTCGGGGGAAGATAAGTTTGGCAATCCAATGTGGAAAGCTACGCAGTCCCTTGCGCCCGCCCAACAACAGCTTTTAGACTACCAAAACAAAGCTAGTCTAGGTCTTGGCGAACTTACTGGTAAAGGTTTGGGTTATGTCAGCAATATGCTGGAAACCCCGTTTGATGTAAGCCAATTACCAAGCACAGGTTTTGATCCTAGTCAGACATACCAAGAAGCCTATATGCAAAGGCTTGCCCCACAGCTTCAACAAGGGCGTGACAAATTACAGCAAGACTTAGCTAACAGAGGCATAGATATTGGTTCTGAAGCGTATGACCGTGCAATGATGCAACAAGCCCAGCGTGAGAATGACCTTCTTTTGGGCGCAACAACCCAAGGTTTTGGAATTGGTCAACAAGCAAGACAGCAAGGTTTGCAAGAACAAGCTTACTTGCGTAATGAACCGCTAAACACCCTAAACGCTGTACGAACAGGCGCACAAGTTCAAGGGCCAAACTTTGTCAACCCTGCTATGCAAGCAAACACCGCTGGTGCTGATATTTTAGGTGCTACACAGATGGGATATAACGCCCAGTTAGCCGCATCTAATGCTCAAAATGCCGCAAACAACGCAATGACTCAAGGTTTATTTAGTCTTGGTGGTGCGGCACTAATGTCTGATATTCGTACCAAAGAAAATATTAAGGCAATTGGCTGGTTACCTAATGGTTTACCTGTATATGAATACGAGTACAAAGCTGAGTTTAAGGATCACCCATTAGCAGGTCATGGAACGCACACAGGCGTGATGGCGCAAGAAGTAGAGGCAATGTATCCGAATGCTGTAATAACCTTACATGACGGCTACAAAGCCGTAGATTACGGAAAATTATGAATCCATACATCCTACAATCACTTCCCATGCAAGATTTAAGCGGGCTACAACCTGTGTACCAAAATATTGGACAACAGCAAGCTATGCAACAGGCGGCACTATCCCAACAGAATCAGTTAGCAAACCAATCAGGGCAAAGCCAAGGCGGTGGAATGAACCCAATGGCTTTAGCTATGGCATTGCGTAAGCAAGACCCCAATCAGCAAAGTCTTGCAAGCAAGATGGGTGTTTACGCTAAATCTATTCCAGCAATCATGGAGTACGGTGCAGAAAATGTATACGGTGGATTTGGTCGAGGTCAAGTACCTACAATGACCACAGGAGAGAATTAACAATGGCTGATATTGGAACATTAACCCCCGATCAAATGTTGCAACAGCAACAGATTTTGCGTCAGCAAAAGATGGCTGAAATGCTTATGCAACAAGGTATGCAACAACCTCAAAGTCAGATGGTTGGCGGGCGTTATGTAGCCCCATCTTTGACACAAAATTTAGCACAGTTAGCTAATGTTTATATGGGTCAAAGAGGTATTGAAAAAGCTAATCAAGCCCAAATAGATTTAGCAAAAGCTATTCGTCAGGGTGAAACCGAAGCACTTGCTGACTTTGAAAAGATTAGACGGGGTACACCAGCCGTTGAGGGTGGTATTTATGGCCCTGACAATACTTTAACCATGCAGACCACGCCTGACATGATTGGGCCACAAGGCGAACTTACATCTCAATATAGAAAAGTAGCCCCTGTAGCGGGTGTAGCACCTAATGTTCCAGCGGCATACGCAAACTTGTACGCTAATCCAAAGGCATCACAGCGTCAGCGTGATTTTGCATTTAGCAAGATGACTGAAGGCCCAATTAAGGTTGGCCCTGAAGATGTTTTATTGGAAGCAGGAACATTTAAACCTTTATACCAAGGCGCAGGTAAACAACCCGATGTTATTAAATACGCTATTGCTGTTGGTAGATTGCCAGCCGATCCTAAATCATGGACAGCAGAAGAAGCGGCATACGCTAAACAATTGGTTGAAAGCAAAACCTCTGCGGGTGCTAATAAATTTGATTTCAGTAATATGCTTGGCAAAAGCGTTAGTGATGTTGCCCCAATGTTAGTTGCATCTAAAACAGCAACTAGCGGAGCAATTCAACAAGCAGATGCCGCAAACCGCATTATTCAGTCTTTAGATACAAACAAAATATTTACAGGCGCAGGTGCAAACCAAAAATTACAAATGGCTCAAATTGGTCAGATGTTGGGCGTTACTGGTAATAGAACAGAAGAAATTGTTGCTAATACTCGTCAAGCAATTCAAGGTTTGGCACAGCTTACTTTGCAAGGTCGTAAACAAATGCGTGGCGAGGGTGCAATTACAGAATCCGAAGGAGCATTGGCACAACGGGCTATGTCAGGCGATGTATCTTTAACCGCTGGCGAACTTAGAATACTTGCTAATGCCGCTAAACGCTCCGCTAAATTTACTTATGACCAACACCAATCAATGATGAGCGCATTGGCTAAAGATAGTCCAAATTCTGTTCCTTACTATCAGCTTGAAGTAAACCCAAGTATTTTTGGAGAGTCTACAACTGATGTAAGAAAAAAAGCAGATGAAATTATAAAACCTAAATCTACACCTTAATATGGCAAACGCAACCGAATACGCTGAATGGCTTGTAAAAAACGAAGCCAAAAAAGGTACGCCTGAATTTGAAACGGTGGCAGAAGCGTATCGTGAAGCCAAAGCTGAAGAAGGCATACAAGCTGGACAATACACCAGCGTTTTAGGGGAAACTAAAGATGCCAGCGTTCCTAGAAAATTAACGCAAAGCATGATGAAAGGCGTTACTGGTCTTGGAGATATATTCTTAGGCGCACCCGAAAATGTAAAAAGACTGTATCAGTACGCCACTACGCCTGATATGCCTATACCAAGGGCGGCTTCACCTTCAAGAACATTTTTGACCGAAAAGGGCATTATTACGCCCGAAGCTGAGTTTAAATCGCCAGTAGGTAGGGTAGCTGGGTTTACTACAGAATTAATGACTAGCGGTGGTTTAAACCCATTCTCTATGACTAAAGCGGTAGCAACAAAGCCATTATTGCCCGCTAGTAAAGAAATAGGTAGCCAAGTAGGTCGCACCGCATTTCAGGGTGCTGTTGGTGGATCAACTTCTGAATTATTAAACAGCATTGGCATTGAAAGCCCTGTTGCTCAATTTTTAGCTACTGGTGGCGCAATGACTGCGGCAGGTGTTCCTGTTGGTGGTTTAAGAACTACCGCTTCCGATGTTGTAAATCAGGGTCTAAGAAATGTAACCCCTGAACAATTGCGTTTAGCAAATTTATTGCAAAAAGAGTCAATCCGCATGGGTAGTCCAATTACGGGTGCAGAAGCTATTGCTCAGGTAAGTGGTAACAAATCTTTGGCTGGCACACAGAGATATTTAGAAAATGCACCGCAAAGCCAAGGCATTATGAGTCAGTTTATGGTTAATAGACCACAAGGACAGGCTCAAGCGTTTAGCAATCTAATGCCACAAATTAGCCCTAATGCGCCTACATCTGCTACGCCATTAAATTTACAGCAAGCAGGACAAGATGTAATTCGTGGTGCTGAACGAGGAGTTACGCAAAAAGTAACGCCTTTTTATCAGCAGGGTATGAACCAAATGAATGTCTTGGGTGCTGGTAAACCATTGCCTATATTGCCTAACGAGATTGGCGCATTAAAACAAAATTCAGCAATTGATGACGCTATTAACCATGTAAGAAAAGACCCGTATTCAGGCGTTAAAGGTTTATCTGAAAATAACCCACAAGTATTGAATGCCGCCAAGATATACCTTGACGCTCAATATCGTAACTTTTCTAAAGCTGTATCATCAAACGAGGACAAAGCTAAAGCCGCTAATGCTTTTGGTGCAAGCCGTGAACTAGACCAGTATTTATCGTCTAAATCACCTACTTACGCCCAAGGCAGTACCAATTACGAGGTAGCGCAAAGAACCCAAATAACACCTTTAAAACAAGGCCCAGTAGGTCAAATTGCAGAAGGTGCTACAGGCGCAGATGTCTTGATGCCACAAAAACCCGTATCTTTGTACCCTGCCGATATTAAACGCACGGCTGATTTGTTACGCAGAAAAGACCCCAACGCATTACCTGAGTGGACACGCCAAAACCTAGAAAGCATATTTAACGAAACTACTCAAAATGTTGGTGGCGTACAGAACCAGTTTGGTGGTCCTAAGTTTGCAAGTACCATTGCTGGTAACAAACAACAGCGTGACAACCTACGCACATTAGTAACAGAAACTAGCGGTATGCAAGCATGGCAAGGATTTGAACGGTTCTTAGATGTTATGCAAGCACAAGGTCAGCGTATGCCAGCTAACTCAGCAACGGCATTTAACCAAATGACCTCAGAGGAATTAAAGCGTGGAATGGCAAGTAAAGTAGCAACCCCGTTAAAACCATCTAATGTGGTTAATTTCTTAGAGGATATGCAATTATCTAGAAATGCTACTTTGCTGTCTAAAATGTTGGTTGACCCCGATTCTGTATCTAAATTGGAAGAACTTGCTAGAACTGGGCCAAAGTCTGCTAAAGCGCAAACATTGGTAAATTCAATAGTAGGCGGTTATATTGCACAAAAACCTGAAATAGTCGAGGAATCAAAATGAGTAGAAACGGATCGGGTACATATTCCCTACCAGCGGGTAATCCCGTTGTAACTGGCACAACTATATCGAGTACATGGGCTAATAACACCATGAATGACTTGGCGGCCGCCTTAACTGATTCGGTTGCCGCAGATGGTCAAACCCCAATGACGGGGAACTTAGACCTAAACACACATAAGATAGTTAACCTAGTAGCTGGTAGTGCGGCAGGAGATGCAATAGAGTTTGCTCAATTTAAGACACCTACCTTTACAGGTAATGTCACCATGTCATCTACTGGGTTTGCCTTAA